GAAGTGCCAGTCACAGCATACGTCTGGCTGTTTCCTGAAATCACAATTATGTCACCCGGTACGATGGTCTTGCCGTCATCCGCGGCATTGTCCGAAGTGACAGTAGTGATGGTCGTTGCACCCGCCGACTCAGCAGAAACAGTAAGCGTTCCTGTTAAGCTTTTACAGGTTCCGGCGGTATGCTTCGGAATAGCTGTCTCTGTGAACCAGTCGAAATTGTATTTCTTTCCGAGCGTTGCAAGAGCAAGAACGTCCCTGTCACCGGATTTCTCAAAATGAGAAAACTGCGGCAGAGCCAGCGCTTCGGCTTCGGCAGCAGTATCTATAACGGCCTTCCTGTTCCAGGCTGGGCACAACTGTTCCGTCAACTTCGTAGAAAGTAATGTCGCATCTTTTGCCGCCGTCCTATCGGTTGAATTGCTGAACGGAGTTGTGAGAATGTCAGAATTGATTTGATTTGAGAGAGCCCTCAAAGCCTCCTGCGTCTGTAATGGCAGGAAATCTTTTTCTTTCATAATTTGTGTGCGCTCTTTGTCAGTCAGATAAAAGTCGGCACCTTTCCACTTATCGACAGTTATCTGCCTTTTTAGGACAGTGCGGTCAGTGGGTGATTTTAACGTGTTACTCGGCGAGACATCATAAGCCGACATAGCAACACTATACGGAACCTCAACAGTCTGTCCCTTCTGTTTTGGGTCAGGCGAATAACCAATATTCACCAGACGCGGCATGAGGCAGCTCTCTCTTAAAACCATCAATCCCCTTGCCAGAATTGTTTGAATTAGCGGCGTGAGTGTATTAGCCATGATTTATTAACTCCTATATCAAACTACTACTATTTTTTCGCCGGCAGCGATGGCCTCAATATTTGCTTCAACAGACTCCTTATCATCAGCATTTATAGTTTTGCCCTGCTGATTTTTTTGTGGTTGTCTAGCGCCTGTTGCACCACTGCCTGTAGCACCTGTACCTTCAAAGGCAGAAGCAAAATCATCTTGTGTTTTCATCTCGGCAACCAGCTCAGCAATACTCATCGGATGTCCGTCAGAACCTACCAATCTTGGGTTACCATCTTCTCCCATAACTTCGACAATAAAACTGCCGTCAGCTTCACGCAAACGAGTTTGTTGTCTGATATGGGGCATAAGCAATCGCACAGAGCCTTTCTGCTTTGCCAGTTCTTGAGACGCTACTGAAACAATCATTGCTTCCTCAAGTGAACTAACGAGCTTTTTCAATTTTTCTTCAAGCTTGGCCTTTTCCTTGGCATGAGCATCCATCATCTGAGATTTGACAGCCTCAATCTGCTCTTTGACCTTCTGTTCAGGCTCCCAGTTTGCCATTTCCTCGACCTTCCTAAGGGCCTCACGAGATTTTTCCGGGTCGATTCCTTCAAATGCCTTCAACTGTTCTTTTGCCTTGCGGTTGTTCTCTCTTTCTTTTGAAAGCGCCGATTGTAGCTTGCTTACTTCCGCCAGTTCCAGACCATCCACAGACGTCACGTCCAGGACGAATTTGCCGTCGTCTCTTTTCTTGTACTCCTTTGCCACATCTTCCGGCAGACCTTCCAAAGTTTCTACGATTGCTTTTAATGCCATAACACAAAACTCCTTCGGCTTCTCGCCTTCTAATGAGCGTCACGCTCATCGGGCCTCACGCCCTGGTATTATTTTTTTTGCAGGAACTTTCCTGCAAATTTACGTTAAGTGCGGGCAATAAAAAACGGCTGCATAGAGTGTATAGGCCCCTATACAGCCGTTTTCTTTTTCTTGCGTTTCAATGTAATTGGCCGGTTACATCGAAAACCCGCACGTATTAGCTTTTGTTTTTTTCTAATCCATAATTATCAAACCAACTTCTTTTCGAGTTCCTTTAACGTCAACGGCTTATTTCTTCGGTCAGTAAACTCTTTTAGCTTTAACTGCCCTTTACGGAATAATTGTGCTCTTTTGACACCAAGCGCCTCATTCTGTATATCTATCGTTTGTTTTTTCAGCCATTCCGGATAGGTCTGGGTCTCCGGCACCTGCCCGTTCATAGAAGCCCGCGTCGCCGGCGGCAACTCATCTTTGTCAATTCCGAGTTCCTTCCACGATTTGAGAACCGGAGCATCGCTGCACCGGCAGCCGTGGTGAAAAGGCGGCCTGCGTCCTTCTCCAACCTCGAACAACTTGCCGTCCAGATTCATACATTCCAGGCACGTTCTCGTATCAAGCGTTGCTATAATCTGAACCCCCTTAATCATATCCATGTTCGCCTTATAAGTTTCCTCTCTGGCAGTATGAGCAACGTTGCTGACGGCCGTTCGCACAATTGCTCTTATATGATTCCTGCTTGCGTTAAGAATTCCATCGGTATATTGAGCCGCCCGGGTCCCCTTGATTCTTCTAACGATATCTTCTATGCCTTCACCCTCAATCATCCCGTTTTGTATTTGTCTGTTGATATTAAAAGCAGTATCCTTGGACAGCTTGTTGAACCAGTCCTTGACCAAAGCACCTTCCATTGGTTGATTCTTCACCAGAGCTTTTATTATGTTTGCACTTGGTGCCACAAAATCAACCGCTACCGGATTTATGTTTTCCAGCGTCTTGATTAACCACGCTGATTCGACCTTTGAGAAATCCCTAAGCTGTTCATACAATTTTGCTTCCATAACTGTATATTGCTCTTTGACCAGGTCTCCATTGTCTTTGAAAAGCTGCTTTAGTTTTTTTGACCTCCTCGTTATTGTCCTCAGGCTCTTTTGAATTTTGGCAATAAGCTCCGGCTCAAGTTCCTTATTGAATTGGGACAATAGGTCATTGACCACCTGAGTTTTGTATCGTTCGAGATAAAGGGCATGACGTATTGCTCTGTCGGCAATTAGCTCATTGACTGTATCCGGAAGCTCTTTGAATTTGCTGTCGCCGATTGGCATTTATTTTTTCATCTTTTTCCTGGCAAGCCATATATTCACAGTTGATACATTCGAGATTGTCAAGATCTGCCACTTCAGGAACAATGATGCTTTGTTCATGGCCGCATATCCGGCATTTGATATCCATGACTACAAAAGATTCTTCTAAGCCGAGTTCTTTTAATTGTTGTTCAACTTCATCCAAACCAATAATAAGCTCTTCATCAAGTTGCTTGTCGGCCTCTTTGAAAGCTTCAATCAAAACATTCTTATTCTGGAATATAATCATAATTGCCAGAAATGCTCTCAAATATTATCATCTTCTATGTCGTCTTTCATTTCATCCAGGATATCTGCCTTAACAACTTCAAGGCAACCAATGATTTCAGAATAAGTTATGTCCCATTCTTCACGGCAATAATCTTAGGTCCCTCGGCTTCAATTTCGGCGATTTCCTCTTCAATATCGACCGTTTCTGAAAGCAACCCGCGTCTTTTGACCTCCTGCAAAAAGGTCTTTCTCGAAATCTCTCCGGCCTGCCTTATTTTTACAAGCTCTCCAACATGCTGCATAGCCATCACCCATATCGAAAAGTCATTGAACACATTGATTTTGAAATCATCCGGCAAATCAAGACTTATCCATTCCGCGGCAACAACATAAGCTCTATACAGCAAATCTTCCAGCGACATTACCCATGCCTGAATATCGCAGTTTGCTCGTGATTCATCTATACCCTGCCCTGTTGCCGTCTGAGTCCCGCTCCTTCTGTAAAAAGGTTGCAAACCCAGCATCACCATTTCCTCTTTCAAATCCTGCAAGTCCTCGCGTCCCGCCTTTATTGCATTGCCAGCCACTTCAACAAATTTAACATCTGCCTCAGGATTGTTTGTGGATATAATTTGATGCGGCCCCAGAGCGATTTTATTTGATTCGTCCTCATTAAATCCCTTAGCGAATAAAGTGGCCGTCCTTCCCATGTGCAATATGCTTCTCTGGTCACTATCGCTTTGAAAGTGAGCAAGGTTAGTTTCAGCCAAATCCATTAGCGGCGGTTCTGCCGTTAGGAATCCTGTCATATTAGAATAGCCAGTAACAAGCGGCACTTTACCGAGGCTATTTATACCTTCCTCAACGACATTATATTCATCATTTTCTTCATTCTTGTAAAGCCGCCAGTAGTTTGGCTCAATCACCCTAACGTAATTAACAATCTTTTCACCCCATTCGCCATCCGGCTCGACCTGCGTTTCTGCAATTCGTATTCTTGTCAATACAGGTTTTCCTCCCAAGTCCTTTTCTATGCGCCAGCCTATAAGCTGATCAGGTTTTATATGAATCAACCGGGGTCTGAACCCAAGTTCTCTTTCCTGCTTGCGGTTAGGCTTTTCTCCGTTCTCGTCTATTGTTTTGGGATAATCAACTGGACTTTTGCAATTTCATGGTAAGGCCAGTTGAACCTTAATACGTTGAAGATTCCAATGATCAACCTCGATATGTTCAATCGCCCAGGAGATGGTGTCACTGAGGGTTTG